GTGGATTCTGCTTCGTGTACCGTCGTGATAAATCTCTAAGTCGTTACCCGTGCCAAAGACGGCTTTTCTGCCATCGGAAAACTTGAGGCCCTCAGCTGTAACGGAGGCTTGAGTCGTTCCACCGCGTACAAGATCAATGTTTGAGTTCTGGGCTATCGTCACGCTGGACGTGCCGTTGGCGATGCCATCGCACTCAACTTCGCCGTTGACATCTAACGGCTGATTAGAGGTCCAAGCTCCAGTGCTGTTGACCCAAGTCAGGGTCTTGTCAGTGGCACCTTTGACGGTGATGCCACCACCGTCTGCAGTGGTATCAGTAGGCGTACCAACAACGCCAAGCTCGATGTTCTTGTCCTCGACAACCAGCGTGGTGGTGTCGATCGTGGTGGTCGTGCCGTTGACCGTCAGGTTGCCGGTGATGACAACGTTGTTGTCGAAAGTGGCGACGCCGGTGACATCAAGCGTGCCAGGGACATCAATGTTGCTGGTCCACTCAGTGGCCGTACCAGCAGCGTTGGTTTGAAGCAGTTGCCGGGCAGTGCCCTCGGTGATGTCGCCAGGAACAATTTCACCGGTCTGGATCTCAATCCAGCTGGTGCCGTCGTAGAAATAAAGATGATTGTCGTCGCTATCTAACCACCAAGCGCCTTTGCTTGGACTAGATGGAGCGGTCGATGCAATGACAACGCCGCCCAGGCGCCAAATGTTGCCGGCGCTGTCCTCGCACTGGAGGAATGGGCCGGAAGAGTGATAGTTAAGTGCAAGCTCGCCAACTGCAAGCTGTGCCGCGGTGGCCTCCTTGTCCTGAACAGAGCTGTTCTTGAGAACGAGTTGTACGGACATGGCTATCTAGCCGGAGGACACCCCTATACAGAGGTGTCCAGAGTCTAGCGATCAGTACTTGATCACAGCAAGCAATGCAACGTTAGTTGGGCGAGTTTCGTCATCACCACCGCTAATAGTGACGGTGTGATCGTGACTGCCAGCGCTGTTCATCGTGGGAGTCTCGTCACCAATACCGTTACCGCTGAAGGCAGTTGAAATGCCGTTGCCGGTACGACCTGCATCGCCGCCTGTAATGGTGTGAGCGTGACTACCTGCGCTGTTGGTCGCGCCGGTAAACGCGCTGTTCGGCATTGCCGTGGCGCCGTCCTGATCAGAACCACGAACGCGGCCCGTATCCAGTGCCGAGGTGTCGCCGTCAGCATTCGCGCCAGAGTTCCAGCTACGAATGAACTGACCGCGCAGGTCGGGCAGCACACCGGCCCCGCCGTAAGTTGTGCCAAGTGCCGTAAACAGGTTGGCAAAGTTGGCGGTGACGCCTTGAACTGTGCCGTTACCGTTCGGGACTGTGTCGCCGTTGGCAATCAGCCAGCCATCAGGTGCGGTCGATCCCGCAACGTGAAGCACTGTTCCAACCGGAACTAAGCGGTTCGTAATTGCATTGACAATCTCGGTATTGAGGTCGGTCAGTGCAGACGACAAGCCAAACGGTGAAACCGCCAGCGAGTTAGACGCCAAGGCTTGAGTTTCAGCTTGAGTTGCAAGCTCGACGATGCCTTGGGTGGTTTCGTTGGCCTCGGGTAGCTCGGGGAGCACACCGCCAAAACCACCGTCCCACGTCGGGTTGCCGGTCACCGTGCCATTAACAATTAGCTCGGTGTTAACCGTGTGGTTGTTAACGCTGAGTGAGTCGTAGAAGGTCGGGAACTCGATCTCATCCGTGGGCTGCGAACCTCCAAGCGAGTCGAAGCTCGAAGTCTCACCAGTGCTCAGGTCCTGGATGCCTTGAGGCGTAACCAAGAAACCTTCCTCGTTGAAGCCGCTGCCGTAAACGCGGCCAGCGTCTTGGTTGGTGAAGTAGTAGGTGAACTTGTTTGCCGTGCCAAGGTCACGCTGGTACTTGGGCAGAGACTTGGAGTAGTTGAGATAGCCAGCCCACTCATAGGCATGGCCGAACAGACGAATGTTCGACGGGCGGCGGAACTCAATCGACCAGTTAGCCCAAGCGTTGGCGGCGCCACTGGGGTTGCCGATGCTGTCCAGTGCGCTGCTGGGGTTGCGGTCACGGTTAGCTGCGGGCTTAGGCAGCAAAATCGTGTGCGCGTTGGCAGCGCTAAAGCCAAGGCTGGTCAGCAGGGAGTGCAGGCCTTTGTAGTCCGTACCGGAGCGGTATTGAGCGCGGACCCGAGCATCCGTCGACCAGACGGTGCTGAGGGTGTAGCCGAGAGTGGTCGAGTCAACAGAGCCGTCGGTGTCGTTGTCGAAGTAGATCGTCGGCTGGGTGTTCTTGAAGTAGTCCTCAGCGTTGTAAGCCTCCTCCATGTGGACATAGGCTTCGCTCCACTTGGAAACATCAAAGGTGGAATCGCTGTTCTCAAGGATGCAGCTGTAGTGCTTGTTGTTGTTGCGGACAACATCACCAGCGCGGTAATACGTGTCGGCAGTCCAAGTGTTGGTGGGATTGAGCCGCCGCAGTTCCACCAAGGCGTTGTTGCCAGCTGAGTCGGTAACTGCAGCAGACGTGCCAACGCCAATCAGAGCGTCGTTGCCGATCAGGGCGTCAATGTGGCCCGCTCCAGTGTTGGTCTGCAGGATGTAGTCACGCAGCGGGGTGCGTGCAGCAGCGCTGGTATTGGCGCCAAGCAGTGCGAAACGACGCTCGGAGGTGGTCCGGGTGTCCTGCAGGCGGCGGATGTAAACGTTGGCGCCGGCAAGATCGGGAAAGTCGATGCCGGTGTCATTGCCTTCACCGTCAAGGACGTTGTCGCCAGGTGCCGTGCCGTCCTCGTTTACAAAGGCAGCTTTGACGACGATCTGATTGGGGTTGCTGGATGACCAAGCGGTTGCAGCCAGTTGAGCCCGGTAATCGTTGGAACGGCTGTTCTCAATCCAGAGGTAGGAATCCTCAAACAGGCTGTAGTTAAGGCGCTCCAGTACCCGAGGAACCTCGGAGTCGTAGGTGCCGGCCTCAAGGTCCAGGTTCAGCGTAATAGTCGTGGCGGTGTTGCTAGTGCTGCTTGCAACGGTGCCCAGGACAATCTTCTTGATGTTGCCCGTCTTTTCGCTGAGGTCAGTGGCAACCCGCAGGCGATTGACGGTCCAGTCGGAGTCAGCAGCAAAGGCTTCAGTTTTGTAGCCCTCGGCCAGAGCTGCGCACCCACCAAAGTTGGAGTTGGAGTTGGTGACGGTCAGTTCGCCGCCGCTTTCAACCCAGTGGTGGATGCCTTGACCGATCGCAAAGACGCTGACCTCTTGGATGATGGCGTCGTTGACGGCGCGGATGTGGAATGAACGCCAAGTCGGCTTCATCCGCACGTTGTCGGGATCTTGGGCGATGTAATCGTCGTAGTCGTCAACTGCAGTCCAGCTGCCGCTGTCGTACTTCTCCCAAGCGTCCATGTCCTTTTGAAGGGACACGCCGGTGTACTGCGCCACCACCATGGACTTGAAGCCCTGGGCTGCAGCACCATTGGCAAAGATGCCGCACAGGCCGTAGGTGGAGCGGATCGAGCAGTTGTAGATGTAAGGGCTGGCGCTGCCGACCGTGTCAACAGACGCTGCTGCAGTTGCAGGCTGAGGGCCGGTGATCTGATACTCAGCTTCGCGGCTGTCCGTATTGGCTTCGCTCAGGCCGCCAAGCGTGCCAAGGCGGTCGTAAACCTTGGCGTAGAAGGCGTCGAGCTGGGTCTCGCTGGTGAACTGGAAGCAGTCCAGCAAGTGGTGGCTAGTGGTGGAGCCAGCTTTGTCCTGGAACGTATAGCCGAAGTAGTAGCCACCGCCGGTGACACGGAAGATCGTGCCACGGTTGCTGTAGTTAGCAGCTTCGTCGGTAGGAGACGGGACGTAATCAGGGCGGATCAGCGTCTTACGCAGATCGGCACTGATCAAAGACGCGCCGCGAGGCAGGATCAGACCGCCGGCAGTGTTGTCGTTGTACTGCTGGAGCTGAGCTGCGGTAGGAACAAAGCCGTCACTCCAGGGGTCAGGAGTTGCCGTGCCAAGGCCGTTGTAAACGGTGTGAATGCCAGGGGCCAGAACGATCGAAACCAGATCGTCGCCAGCAGTGGGATCTAGGAAACTGCGGCTAGTAATGATTGCCGCTTCAATGACGGCACGGTTAATGGTTTTGAAAGGACGAGCTTCGGTATATCCACACTCCAGACGCTGCAGGCTGATGCGACGCAGCTTCTGACTTTGAGTTCCGTCGTCAGTGCTGGAATAGTCGCCGGAAACAAAAGTATCGTTACCGATCTGCGGGTTTACATAAAGAACGTATTGCGCACTCAGCGGATCATTAACAACAGTCGAACCACTTGTGATTTCCGCGTTGCCGCCCAGCTGACGAATTGCATCGGTCAGCGCGTCGAGCTGAGCCCGAAAGCCCGATTGCGGGACATCAATGTGTCCTGAGGAGCCGGTTTGACCGGCACGAGTGATTTTGGTCACAGGATCACAGTGTCAGTTGCTTCTAGCAGTTTAATCTCGCCCGTAGTAACGAAGTTCGCCGTACCAGCGATGATCTCTGTTGGGCGCACGTTAACTGCGCTGTTGGTGACTAGCAAATCGGTGGAGTAATACAGGTCTCCAGGCAGCTGGCCCGCCGAACCTTGGACTCCACCGCCGCGATTGACCAGGTAGAAGCGGGCTGATGCTTTGCAGCCCTTCTCCGTCATCAGCAGCAACTTCATCATTGTCGTGCCACTGTCCTGCTCGTCGTCATGCGACTTGCGGTCGATCAGAAACTCAGCCGAGCCACCGCCAGTCACGAGGGATTTGACGGCTTCGCCAAATTTGTCGCTAAGTGAAGTGGTGTCGACGCTTGGTGCGGACAGCTCAAGTGACCAGTTGGCGACGTCGCAGATCAGCTGCCAATACGGAGCGGTCTGACCAGCGGTAGTGCTGCGAGGCAGCACATTGGCGTTCTCGTATTCGTCGGAGTCAAACGCCGGGCTTTCGTAGTCCGGGGCGTCGGCACAGATTGAGGCGAGCGACGAAATGTCTTGAACGTCGCCGGCGGTGTAATCGTTCACCTCAGTAATGCACCGCCAGAAAGCGTTGTTGTAGTTGGCGCTGCCAAAGGGGGAAAGGCCAATTACCCCATAGACGGTCTGAAGCAGGTTGACCCGATCGGCTGGGTCGCCTTCAAGCGCGTCAGCGCGTGAGTTATAGAAGCTGATCGCACCCAGCTCGTCAACATGGATCCAATACTCGCCGTCACCGCAGGCGACCAGGGTTTCGGAATTGGATACGTCGCCAACACGGGAGTAGAACTGCGAATCATCGCCAGACTCCCCAGTCGGGTATTCCTCGGAAGAGGTCTTGTAAAACGTGTCGTTGATGCCGTTGATCTGGCTGCGGTTAGGTCCTTGGAAGTAGCGGCTTCCGTAGTACGTGCCATAGCCATCGGGATTTGGCGGGAAATCGCCGCCGCCAGTCGGAAGACATGAAGTGGTGACCTTGTCCCCGCTCCAATAGCCAGGGCAATAGGTCAGCAGGGAGTCGTCCGCAGTGACCAGCAAAGAGCTGATAACGCAAGCTTCAGGCGCCTCACGCTTCAGGTAAAGCCTTCCACCGATCCCAAGAACGGCCATTAGAACTCTCCAACGGGCTTACCAGAGACTTGGAAGCTGACACTTACTGCTTGGACGCTGCCGACACTGATGCTGGGGCTAACGCTGGTAACGAAGCCAGTGCAGGCAAAGGACTTGTTGTCCAAACGGTTGAACACGAAATTCACCTGCTCAACATCTTCAGTGTTGTTGAAAATGGAGTTCAGGAAAACAGTCGCTTGATAGTTGTCGGGGTCGTATAAAACAGTGGCGCTACCAGTCGTGCCACGCAATCCGCCGATGTAGGTGCGGTCATACGAGCCGATAGAGGTGTCCTCAAGGGCATCCTTAGTGACCGTGATGCTCCAGTCACGGACTTTGCCCACGACTGTGCCTTGATATTTGAGTTGGCCGTCAGCTCCCGTTAAGACCATTTCAGGCGTCCAAAGTAGCTACGAGTCGTACTTGCACCCTAGACCGTCCAGGAAAGAGTGATTCGACCGAGGGCATCTCAGCCCAGCGCCAGTTTAAGTAAGTGGGGACTTGATCTTTGAGGTCCTGAGCAACACCGGCAAAAACTTCAGACGGCAGGGTCAGCGTGTATGCGCCACCCTTGGAGTTGTGCCAGCTGGCCAGCAGTGAAGCGGTATCCGAATCGCTGGTGACAAAGTCCAGGCGCAGCTCAGCGTCAAACGCCTTGCTGCCATACAACCGGGTCTCGCTGGCACCATTGACCGCGTTGAACTTCTTAGTCGCGTAGGCGCCGGGCGTGAATGTCCGACGGGTCGGAGATACCGCAGGAAAAGAGACGCTCATAACGTTCCCTCGATCACCCAGTTATTGGACTGGTTCCAGCCCTGTGTTAACAGGCTAGTTCCAGTGGAGTCGGTAGGAAAATAAGTGGCCTCGACCTCAATGTTCCCGTCCTGGTCGTAGCTGATTGATTGGGTTTTGTAGGTCTGAGCGTCGGTGGTGCTGTTCTTCACGCAGAACACCGCATTTCTGTATGAGCTCTTGCCATTGGCAATCTCAAGCGAAACCTGCTGGATGTCACTCGTAGTTCCGTCCCACAGAAGGCAGGTGTAGGTGCCGTCTTCCAGCTCAGGCCATGAGGTGACAGTGCCGTCATCAGCAATTGCCCCGTTAGCTGGTTGGTTGTAGGTGACGGTTTCAAGGCCCAGCTTGAACACGCTGCCAATGTCAAGCGACGCTTCAGATGGGGTGGTTTTGAACTTGATTGAATGCGTTGTGTAGCGGCGGCTGCGCAGCTCCCACTTGGCACGGTCGATAGCGTGATCTTGGCTGGTGCAGTAATCGCTGATGTCAATCAACTCCAGCGGTGCATTTGGGTCGACTTCTGGTTCGCGCACTGTCACCTCGCGGACCACGGGGAACAAGCCGCGGGCCTCGATGTTCGATGACTCCTTTTCTTGGCGCCACTTGACCGAAACCCTGATGGGCAAGCGGTCTTGGAGGTCGGCGTAGGCAAATTCCAGCGTGTCCTCAATGATGTTGCCTGCTGTAAACAAGCCGCTAATCGTTTCAGGACCGCTGAAGGTGGCTACTGGCTGGAGCGCAAACTTGCCGTTGCGGACCACTAGGTCCAGCAAGTAGTCGTTGGCAACCTTGGCGCCCCAGCTGCGGATATTGATGCGCTCGGAAATGGCACCGTCAAAGAAGTAGCGGCGGGCGTAAGTCCATGCCGAGGCAGCGTTGAAGCTTTCAAGGTCGACCTGTTCAGCGTTCAGCACCTTGCCAGTGCCGTACCGTTTGTTGGTCATCAGGTCGTACAGCACATCTGGGAAGTTGCTGGTCGCCCCAATTCCCTCGTTCACGTACACGCTGAACTGGTCGAGGCGACTGATCTCGGTGCTGCTGCGAATGTTGACCCCGACAATCGCCATGTTGTCGTAGTTCGGAACAGAGGGGTTTTCGGCAATCGTGTTTACGTAGACGATTTGATGTTCAGGCTGGTTGGCACTGGCCGTAATTTCGTTGTAGATGAAAGCTTCTGAGCAGCGTGCCCAGGCGTCTGCATAGAAGTATTCGTCGTCAAACCCGATGCCGAGATCTACGTAGTCAGGCGTTGTCAGCGCTGCAACGTTGAACGATTCCGTGCTGCGAGAAACCTGAGCGCCGGTGAAACGCAGAGTCAAGTCGCCCGCAACCACAGACTGGTCAGTGCCCTTGTAATCGAGAACGTTTACATAGGAATTGTCGGTAGAGGCGTACCGGACTTCGTAAGCGCTTATGGGAGTGAAGCGAATGTCCCACCTGTTGCTCTCGGTGTACTCAAAACGCAGGTAGTTGTACACCGCAGCACCAGTAGCGCTACAAATAGCAAAGAGCTCGTCGACTTCGGTGTAGGAATTCTCTGAGCCTGCCGGTCGATACCCGACACGGAAGAACGAGTAACGGGTATCGGGGCTGCTATACGAGCCACTTTGATAGACGATCGCCTGAATGTTGTCGGCGTTCTGGCCGTTGTAGTTGAAGCACGCCTCATTGTCGCAACGCTGATAACTGTGTGCGTCGCGCATGTTGGTCATGCCGCTGATCTGCAGCTGCACAGCGCTACGCAGTCCGACCTCGACAATCTTTGCCTCACGGTCTGTGGCAAGCACAGCCTCTGCAAATTTCAGAATGTGCCCGCGCTGAGATGCGTTGTAGCCACCATCAGCTTCTATCTCAGCCTGGGTGTACTCAAAGATGAAACCAGGGCGCAATACCTGGAACTCTGCTGAGACCTGCTGTGACGAGCCAATTCCGCTGTTGTCGGAGTCGGAAATAAACGTGGCCTCTGTGCGCGAGGTGCAAATTGCAACGCAGGTGCCGACCTTGTAAATCTGACCAATAGTCAGGCCCTCGTCGTAGCTGCGCTGGCGACCTGCTACTGCCTGAGCAACGTCGCCGCAGCTCTCTTCACCATCAGCACCCTGTGAATTGACCTCAGTAAATAGACGGTTCTGGTCTGAGCTAGTGAACAGCGTGTAAGTGAACGTGTCCCCAACGGCAACGGTGCGAAGCTGGGAAGTCGTACCAACCACGCCAGAGCGGCCTGAAAAGACAGTGCCCTGCTTGCGGCGCTGAGCTTGTGCTTGCCAATCGTTTGGGCAACGAACAGTGTTTGTAGAGCTGGGCTGCAACTGAACCGCAGGCCTAAACACAGGGTTCAGCTTGAAGGCAAAATTGTTGCCAATGAAGCCGTAGACACCAAACGTGTTCTGGTTAGAAGGGGAGCTTGTAAAGCAGAAGTCAGGCTGGAAAAAGTTATCCGTAGAACGGACTTGAAATACATCAGCGCCGCCGTCGTTCTCGGCGTTGCCAATGTCGTTTGCAGCCAGCTGACCAGCAATCCGGTCTGCGCTCCTCAGTCGACCGCCATCCCCCCTGTAATAAATGGCAATGCGACCATGATCAGAGTTGGCAAGGTCGTAGTTGGTCAGCAGGTTGTTGCCAATAGCGAATTGCTGAGAATCGACCGAGTTAATAGAACCCTCGCTCACCAGGAATATGGCGCGAAGCATTTGACCGCCGCCGACGCTGTAGATCTGGCTCCACAGCAAGTTGGTATTTACCCGGCAACCGCCATAACTGACTCCATCAATGACCTGATGGTTGGCGTAGACCAGCGGGACAACACTGCCCAACTCAACAACGTTCTGGACAGAGTCAAAGCCTGACTTTGGTGTGTACCGGGCACCGTTGACGATGTTCTGGCCTTGGACCGTGTTGGTCGTGACGTTGGCCTGCTGCGGTTGCCGCGGCCTAGGGGTAAGCAGCGTGGCGACATAGCTAAGCGCCGCGCCAATGACGATGTAAAGGATTAACAGGTCGACGCCGATGTTGACAGGCGTGCCAGGTTGAATCTTGCTGTGCCGCTTAAGTTCGCGGACAAATTCTCGATACTCACTCTCATTTAGACCGGTGATCTCCATGATCTCCCGGTCCTGTGGCAGCAGGACAATATGGTCAGCACCTTTAGGAGAAAGAGTCATCGCAGTGATATTTCTCCGGTAGTGGGCAGTGAACCAACCAGCTGCTGGGTCAATGAACGCCGCGGGGCGTTTTCACGGA